TTTCATTTTCTTTTTGTCTGTAGATACGTATGTTGGTTTTGCAGCACCAGTTTTTGATTGTTGACCAGGATCTGCTGCTTTCTTTCTTCTTGATGCGGATTCTCTTTCAGATTTTGTCATACTAGCACGTTTAGATGATGAAACACACTTAGGTGTTCCTTCACCTGGTTCATCACTCGCACAAGTTCCACCAGTCTTTACATTCACCCATCCAGGTTTACCATCTTTAGATTTAGAACCCTTAAACCATTTATGTAGAGAACCTTCAGACATCCCGCCACCGTTTCCTCCACCGTTTCCACCATTTCCACCATTACCATTTCCACCATTACCATTTCCGTTACCATTACCATTACCATTTCCGTTACCATTAGTCTTTCCATTACTTTTTTCTGGTCTTAAAAAACCACCAAAACCAATACGATATCCCGAAGGAATTGGTTTACATTTCTTATCAGTTTGACAATAATAGTATCCAGACTTACACTTTTTCATTCTTAGGATTCGATGCCTCCTTATTATTTAGAATTCCTTGTTTCAACATTTTTGATAATTCGGAAGTTGATCCAACAAATAGTGCATTATTTGTTACATTATTTGTAGTTTTATTGGTATCTTCATCAACTTCTTTCACCTTTTTCTGCAAATCTAGCAATTTGTCAGTAGTATCTGCAACCGATTTAATCAATTGTCCCGCAACTTCATATGCTCTTGGACTTGCAGTTTCACCAGCAACTTCCATTATACCATTAATTGCTTCCTGTCCTTTCTCAATTAATGAATATAGATTACCTCTTGTATAAGAGTAATCTTTTCCAACATCATTATTTTCAACTTTTTTAAGTTTACCTTTCTTAGAAACAACATTTTCAGGTGTTGGGATTATTTCAGACTTAATATTTAAAGCCTTATCAATAGGATCATAGTTCGTCATTAGATGTCAGTTTGTCGTGTAGGACTGTAAGATTTGGAATCTGAGAAAACTGCTGTAGTTTCACTAAATCCAAAGTCATCATCAGGTCCTGCATCGACAGGATCTGGAGTGACCGTATATCTCATTTCACGTTTTGCATTTCTAGTATCAGTGTCGGTAGCATAATCAACCTGAACTTTCTTAATAAGTCCTTCAGATGATTCTGCAACAGGACCAAATAGATAAGTTTTTGCAGTAAAACCAAGAGTATAAATTAATGCTCTACGTGTTGAAAAGTCTCCTTCATAATCATCTTGAAAATTAATACTATCTAAAACTATTGGTATATCTCTTTTCTCCCCAATCGATTTTACCAAATCTACAGTTAAATTAAATGATGGTTGAAAATAAGGTAAAATTTGTTCAATAATTTGTAAAGCATCATCATTTAACTTTGCGAGTATATTTAATTCAAATCCAATATTATATGGAACTGGCATAAAAACTTTTTTTATATTAGTGCCATCTGATGCTTTAAATGTTTGTGTAATTCCAGTTTTTCTTGATGAATCATATGCAACATTATTCATTTCAAAAGACATTCGAGGAAGAGTAATTCCAACTGGTTTATTTAAATCTGCCTGTTGTTCTAGTCTTGCAAGAAATTTTTGTGAGGGACCATAAGCTAATGGTACTTTTAATTCACTGTAAGTATTACCTGTGCTATCATTATGACGAATATTAATTGCATTAAATAGGGTACCAAAAGAAACAATTGTCTTTCTAACTATTTCATGGTAGTAATAAGTTCCTAACATTAGAATGTACCAAATGGATTATTTTCTGAAAAATCGATGATATCATCTGCTTCTGTTTCGATTTCATCACTTTTATCATATTTATCAGCAAATTCTGCTGATTCTACAAAATCAACCGTGTATTGTGCGGATGATGCAGATCCAACTATAGTATCACCAGCAACAAAAGTACCGTTTGTTGTTCCTAGTTTTAATGTATTCGTTGTCACATTCCAAGATTTAACTCTTGCTGTTGCATTAGAAACTGAACCTGTAACAAGTTCATTAAATTGATATGTTCCAATACCTGTTATTACTGGTGGAGGAGAAACTGTGGCAATTCCAGTGCCACTTGTATATCCAATACCTGCATCGGATATGAGAACTTGTGTAACGACATTGCTTGTGGCATCAATTAAAACTCTGCCTGTAGCAGTTCCTATTCCAGATATAGGACTGTTAAAGAATAAGGTTGGTGCAGTAGCATATCCACTACCACTTGATGCAATACTTACACTTTCAATACCAGCACTATTTGTAACCAATAATGCTGTTGCAGCAGCACCAACACCATACGTTGTCGATCCAACACCTAATATTGTAGAAGCAGCACTTACAATTGTGATCGTTGGAGTAGAAGTATATCCAGATCCTGCATTAGTCAACAGTATTTCTTTAACTGAATTCACTCCATTAATTGATGTTGTTATCGCAACAGCAGTTGCATTTACTCCACCTGCAGGTGCAGTACTAATAGCAACAGTTGGAATTTTATCATAATCATATCCATCCTCATTTAAAAATATATTTCGAATATATCCAGTTGCAGTGGTTACACCTAATGTTGCTGTTGAACCAATTGATATAAGTTTTAGAGATGTAATATATCCTTGATCAACAAGAGCATCATCAATCTCCTCAGTTGTTGTACTAAGTTGATCCCATCCACCCACTTCGTCTTCAAGTTCAAAGAGTTCACATCTGAGTTCATAAACGTAATTTTTACCTAACTGATAAAAGGGTTTTTCATGTTCAACAAATTTAATTTCAAAAAGTCTTCCACCTAATGGAAAGAATATTAAGTCACCTTCGTTAGGTCTACTTGTAACTTCTATCTCATCTTCAGGTAAAGATTCCAGAAATGGTGAAATAAAATCTTCAAATCTTTCTTTGGATATTGTAACTACGAGTTCATCTTTTAAACTCATACCAAATTTAGTCATAATATCACCAGCACCACCATATCCATCAAATGTGTTTACATAAGCTTCAATTGAAAAATTATCACCAAATCTTGATGATTGTACTTCCGTAAAAATATTATCCTTTTTAACTATTCTTCGAGGTAAATATTTTACTTCAACACCATAAATTTTTAATTGTTCATTAATTAAATCTTGAACAAGTCTTTGCTCACTTTGTGTTCCTTGTAAAAAAAAGGGATTTAATGCCATTATAATTAACCTATAAAATCAAGAGGTGGCATCTCATATTCTCTCACAATTCTCTCTCTTATCATTTCCATTTCCCTCTCTGCATCATCATATATTTGCCTTCCATTTAATTCCAACCCACCTGGCAATTTGACACCCTGAAACTTTATAAGATTTTGTCCCCACTGTCTTTTTATAAGTGTAGTGAGATATAATTTTACAAATGGATCATTATATATTTGTGTAAATGAATCAGGATCTAAAGCACGATAACAGTCAAGAACAATAAATGTATCTACTTCTTGCGAAGACCAGTCAATATCAAGATATAATCTGTCTTGTCTTTTATTAAATCTTATTTGCTTATCAGTTGTGAGTAAAAAATCAATATCTTCAAGATATCTCTTAGTCATTGAATATTGGAGAAGATTTACTGAATTAAAATAATAAAGATCATTCAAAAATAACTGATATTTAATACTAAACATTCCACCTGAAATCGAACTTGTATCAAATTTAAATATTTTCTCCACACCAATTACTGAATCTGGAACTTGAATAAAGTTAGATGTTTCATAAAAATTTGATGTAACCGTTCCTAAACCACTTATATTTGTAGAAGTTCCCGTGGTAGTTACAATTCCAACTCCAGAAGTTCCTGATGCTTTTCCTCTATCAATATCATCTTGAGTAATTTTATACTTTAAATACATTCTTTCAACACCTTCATAATTTCTTTCTTGAAAGTATTGAATAGTATCATCCAATAGATCGTCTACTTGATCGTCATCTACGTTTACTTCTAAAACTGGCGCACCTAATTTTCGAAAACAGTAGTCAATAAGTCCTTGTCTAGTACTTGGTTTTGCCATCAGAATGAGCCTCCATCGATTGATCCAGCAGTAAGTGTTCCATCTACAAAAACATTATCAGTAAAAGTTGCTATCGCACCAAAAGTTGCAATTCCAGCACTAACAATAAGTCCACCTGTATTTATTCTTACTCCTGATCTGGCAGTAATAAGACCAACTGCATCTACATTTGTTACATCTTCATATGTTAGAATTCCTTGTATATCTACATTTCCTGTAAATGTAGATGCAGCTGCAACAATATTACCTACATTTATATTTGGAGTTCCAGTCAGACCACCAGCAGTTCCAGATGTGTTTTGATCACCAGATATATTTACACCAGGTAAATCTATATTTGTACTACCATCAAATCCTACACCACCAATATTTCTTGCATTTGCTAGTGACGTTGCAGTTCCAGCATTTCCTGAAATATTACCAGTTATATCACCAGTTACATCACCACTTAAAGAACCCTTGAATGTAGTGGCACTTAATATTCCAGTAGATGGATTATATGTAAATCCACTATCAACCTCTAACTCCTGAGCTGTCATATTACCATCACCATCTACAAATACAGGAAATACTGTTTCATTAGCAGTACTATTGTTCCTTACTAACTCAAATAATGATAAAGAAGCAGTATTTGCATTACCACTAAATGTTGTGGCACTTACAATTCCACTATTACCATAAATGGTTACACCAGTTCCAACTTGCAAATCTGCTAAAGGATTTGTAGTTCCGATACCAACCTCACCATCTGATGTGATGCGAACTTTTTCTGCACCTGCTGTATAAAAACGCATATCAGCAGATTCTCTTTGTATTAAATTAACATCTTTATTATTACCATCAATGCTCAAACTAAATCCATCACTAGCAGTTGCACCAGTTTCAACAGTAGTCATATGAATTCTGACTGGTTGACTACTTACACTTTCATGTATATGTACTGTTTTATGTCCAGGATTGATAGGTTGAGTTATACCTATTCCAATATTTCCAGTATCTGCGATGCGAAGTTTTTCACTATGATCAGTTTCACCATCTCTTGATTGAATTATAAGAGTAGATTTGTAATCGGTAGAATTATTAATAACAGAAATATTAAAAGCAGCTGCAGCAGCATTATCATTATGTGCTTGTAATCTTAGTCCTGCAAATGAATTATTTAAACTAGCATCATTTCTTATTAATACTATCGGTGTAGAAGATGTTGTTGGTGAATATTGAGTATTAATAGTTTTCTTTAAATTTAAATCACCATTAATATTAGTATTAGTAAATGTAGAAATACCAGAAACATCTACATTAGCATTAATATCAACATTACCACCGTATGTAGAAATACCAGAAACATCTAATGATCCATCGAAAACCGCATCACCTTCTTTTCTGAAGATGATAGTATTTCCCGCAGGATTTCTAATAAAAACATCATCATTAAACGTTGAAACACCAGCAACATTTAAATTATCAAGTTCTGTATGACCATCTACATCTAGACTTCCATTTGCATCTATTGCACTAGTAAAAGTTGAAATACCAGAGACATTAATATTTCCAGTAAATGTGGAAATACCAGTAACATCCAATGCTGTTACAGAAGCAATACCACCTATGACGTTTTTAGCAGTAAATGCCTCAACAGAACCACCACCCGCACTGGATAGTATTTTTACCGCATCTGCTTGACCAACTCTTACTTTTATTGGCATTATCGAGTTACTCCCTCCCTTAAGAGAACTGATCCTTCAATTACTCTTGTTTTGACATTTCCTGTGTCAGTTATTATAATATCATACACATATCGACCTGGTTTTGGTGTAGATGAACTTGCAGATGACAAAGATATTAGTATCTTTCCCTGTGCTGCATCACTCACAGCAGTTGTGAAATCATGTTTCGAAGAACTTCCAGCATGTTTCCTAAATTGAGCTGAGACTGTAAAATTAGTTAAATCTAATGGTCCAGAATCATCACTCTCTATCAAATCAAATGTTTGACTGAAATCTGATCCTGCATTGATAACTAAATTCGAAACATATACGGCTGCCATCTACTTAAAATAATATTTTCTAATTATATTTATGTCTTATTATTACCATCAACTATTATTTTCAATAATGCCTTTATTTCATCAATGTCTTTTTTCATATCAGAAATCTCACGTCTTTGATTTTTTCTCAATTCAGTAGATTTAACATACTGATCATATCCGACATCATCACAATTTATAATTGCACCTGTTCTTTCATCTCTGAATAGATGTGAGTATCCTTTGACTTTAATCATTACTTAACAGCAATTGCCCTCAATTCTTTAATTCTAGGTGGTTGAGCTTGATTTGTTCCCGACATTACAATTTTAATTGAAAATCCTGTAAATTCGGGTAAATTATCTGCAGTAAATTGATATTCTTTAAATTCGTTATTCACACTTGGTGTAACTATTACATCAGATCTACCGTCATTTTTAGATTCATCAGTTACAACAAAACCGTCATTATCTGTTTTAGTGCTATTCTTAAAACCAGGAAATAATTCAAACGATTGTTCGATTTCACTTGAATCTGATCTAATTAATTTGTAAAGAACTCTAAAGTCTGATGATTCTGGCCTAAACGCACTCAATAAAACTTTTATTGAAGTTGCTGGTTTTTTTAATAAAACTATATTTGAAATATAAATTGCATAATGAGGATCGTCAGTAAGTGAATTTACACGTCCATCAACATCATAAGCATCTAAACTAATTGGTCTACTTATTCTATGATTGATAAATTCAGTTTCAGAACCACTAGTTAATCTTACCATAGGAGATATATTCTCATCATTTGAATTTAGATTAAGAATAGTTGTAAATGATTTATTTGATGGTAAGTTGCTTAAGTATTGATTTTCATTTGTCTTAGATGCCACTAATTTAACTTTATCAAATGAGTTGATATTATTAATTTGGATATTTTGGAATCCCCCATCTATAAATGATGTTTCATTTCCACTTACACTTGTACCAGAAACAGTTCTAATTGATGCCTCTATGCCTGTTGTAGAACCATTAACACCAGTAGGAGTCAATACATCATATCGTGGAACTATGGCACTATAGAGTATGTTCTGAGTTGCTTTTACATGTGATCCACCTAAAAATGCATCATTGGTAAATGATAATTGAGGGGCAGTAGCAGTATCAACATCTCTTTTTTTACCATTAGTTGCTCTGTTAAACGTTACATGATAATCATCAAGATCTATTGGAGTTGTTAATGAAAGAGATGTTCCATCGGTTGTTTCTAATCTTCTTATAGACACACCAGAAATCTCATGTTTTCTAATTATTGAATTTGGTGTATGATCTATTACAATTGTACCATCAACACCTCTTTGACTATTTCCAATATTTAATACACCTGTTCCAACAGATTCATATCCTATAATTTCACTTCCTACTTTAACGTATCCAGTATTTGCAGCACCGACTGCTATTCCCTCAAAATTTGTAAATTGAGATGTTGATGCAACACTGATAACTGATGTTTCGGTTTTACTCAATTGTGCATTTATCACAGTTGGTTCTATGTCAGATTCAATATCACTTATTTTTACTTTATTTGATGTAGAGTACATTCCATGATTAAATTGATCAACAAACATTACATTACCTGCATGTAATCCACCATCAAATGTGACTCCATTAGCACGAATCTCACCTGTAGCACCCATTGCCACAGCAGTTCCAGCATCATTGAAATACTTAATTTGAGTGCCGTCTTGGAATCCATTTGAAGTATTATCCGCTTGAATATTATTTAAGAATAATGTATCAATACCATTAATACTTGCGATTGTTATTTCTGCACCATTTCCTTGATTTCCAGCACTACTTGTGACAATACCAACAACGTCTCCAACCTGATACCCGTTTCCTTTTGCAACAAAAGTTCCATTTATACTTGATACTGCACCATTTGATGCTGTCATATTTAATCGTAAACCAGAACCTTTACCAGTTACTGCAAATGTTTCGACATCAGAGTCACTTACATAATTTGTTCCACCCTTAGTAACACTAACGGTTAGTGCAGAACATCCAACACCCGTGATTACTGCGGTGCTTGTATCTTGACCTCCACAAATTTTTCGACCTGCTGTGAGGAAATTGTTAATAGTTGTATCTTGGTTTGTAGTTATACCAATTGATCCTGTTTTTGAAAGTGTGAAAAGAGGATTGTTTATTAATCCAGTTCCATAACCATTACTTTCATCCAAATCGGGGTTATTAAAGAATACTGAACCTGATTGTGATGTAAACTTAGCTTTATATAATTTAAAGGTAATATCTTGATGTTGATCCTCTGTCCAAAGAGCACCATTTTGTGACTTAAATATAGCACCTGCACCATACTGTGTTGTGTAAAGTATTGATGATCCAGGATCTGCTCCTGTAATTGTAGATGGATTTACGGCAACACTACCATGTCTTCCTGTCCAGACATTATAAGCAACACTTCGTGGTGCAACTAATACAAAAGCATAAGAATTACCTGGTTCCAGATAAATTGGTTCAGGGAAAGTAAATTTGGTTGCTTTACTTGCCTGTTCTGAATCAGATTCAATCAATACAACTTCATTTCCATTTGCATCAGTGCCTTTTGGTTTAAGAGTCTTACTTCTTCCAATAATTGTGGTTGATGGTCTTGCATCTGCAATAGTTGATCTTATTTCACATCTTATTGGAGCATTAGCCACAGTATCAACTGTCGCAAAGTAAACTTCAACAGATGTTATAAAGACTCCATTTAAATCTTTATTTGCATCCTTTGCACTCGGTGCTAAAACATTACCACCGACAGTAAATGTTTGTGCAAGAGGATCATCATGCACCTTTCTCCCTCTTCTTCCTGTAATTTCGAAGTTCGTAGTATTTGTTGTAACTGTAACTGTATTTTGAAATTCTTCAATTGTACCAAAAGCACTATATTTAGTTTCCCCGTAGACTAAACCAAATTTTTGTGTTGGTTCTACATTTTCATTTGTGGGACTAGTGGTAACTTTAAAATTTTTAACACCAGATTGTATTTTAACTGGTGGTGCTGGTTGATTATGTGGATCACGAATGAAACAGGAACCAAGAACATCACCATAAGCATCAGTAATTAATCTTAAATCTTTAACATACGAAGTGGCACCACTTTCCTGCCCAACTAATTGTGAATTTTTTTGAACATACCCAAAATATTTACCCTGTGCTTCCTCAGCCAATGCTTTTGTATCAACATTCAAAACTGTTGATGATTGACTATAATTAGAAGATATTTCAGTTACACCTAAAGTATAAGGATTATTAAAATATGTTTCCGATGGACTATTATATTTTCCAGATTTATGGTTTGGTTGACATAATCTAAATTTCATAATTACATTACCCTCTTCATTGAGAGCATGAACCTCTTCTCCAATTTTGTATGCACCATTTGATCCATATGTAGAACCATTTTTTGTTGGTGTTATTTCAAGTAATTTTGGAATTACATCAAATATTTTTTGCCCATCAAAGAATACATATGTTTGTACAAAATCTACAAATCCTTCTGATATAAATTGAATATTTCTAGATCTGATAAAATCATCACGAGATGTTGAAACCAAATTATTTTGAATTTCAGTTTCAGTGTTGGATATTGTAATTCTTTCTCTTAAATCTTGTCCTGCAGGATTAAAAGTTTGTTGACCTAAACCGTTTATATTTACAGTTATAGCACCTCTTCCTGCTAAACGATTACCTAAATTTATGTTTTTTGTTTGAGTAGTTCCTGTTTGTTGTACATTACGATTCTCAAGTTGTATTGTTCTTGTCCATGTATCATCTTCAGGATCTAATTCTACCTCACCATAAAATACAGGTAGTTCGTAAGGATTAACATTTATAATTTCTGTTGCATATGGTTGTGAAATCCACTCAACTTCTTCATAGTTTAAAGTAACTACATTCCCTGTTTTTTTAACATTAGAATCAAATAATTGGAAATCTTCATTAAAATCTAATTCTGAACTAATAATATTTTGTGATGGTGTGATTCGAGAAGCTAATGTGTCTCTAGTTCTAAATGGTATCAACTCCTGTGACTCAGGATTTATTTGTATTAATGATTTATCAACATCTATAAAATTGTAATTTTTAAATGGATCTACAAACAAACCACTTTTGAATCTATTCCTACCTTCTTCATCTTGAATTTGTAAAGTTTGAGCACTTACCTCTAAAAGAGATAGTGTGGTAGTTTCTTCTAAATTAGTAACTCTATCCTCAATATCACCAATATCTCTCATTGTAAATCTTCGATTATCAACAAAACTTAAGATTGCATCTTGAGTATTAAATAAGTACGATGGTAATGTGACTGTTGCCAATTCCATTAATTCACCAATTTTAGTTGGTGCCTTTGGATCTAAACTTGATATTCCTTTTTCATATATAAATTCACCAAATTTGTTAAGATAAACTTTATCTATTCTTGGTAAATAATGCTCAAAATCAACTATAGAACTTTCATTTGGTGTAATGTAACGTAAAACAGCAGTTCCACTAAAATCTCTTGTAGAAAATTCAAATGGTGATCCTGTGTCAGAATCAGGATCATATACTGAAACTCTTGGTCTAAAATCAAGTGTATCTGTAGCTCTTATATTGGAAAATCCAATATTAGGTATATCTTTTGAGAATCTTTCTTCATCATAACTTAACACTGTGAAAACATCACCATCATCAGAAGCAACAGAATAATAATCAAAAACAACTAATAATTGAGCACTTGGTTCAGGAACATTTTGATTACGAACTAATTTTGAGTAATCATAATACTGATCTTTTTGCCCTTTATCTAAAGAATATGAATTTGTTACATTTTTATATTTTCCAATTGTAATTGATTCTATGTTTGTTTTTATGTTTGACTCTTTAAATTCAACCAATTCACCTGTTTGAAATTTTCCAGACGTTAAGTATATTATTTCTAATACATTATTGGTGGGAGAGGATACAATTCTTGCGACGGTATTGGTTTCTTTACTTATTAGATTTTCACCAATAATTGCATTATTATGTACAGCAACAGTACTTATGAAAGTCAATTTATCCAATACTGGTGCAGATGTATTTGTAGATTCATAAACTGCCAAGAATTTGACTACATCTGGATAATTAAGAGATATTTCTTCATCTTGTACTCTTAAACCATATCTAGCATCAAATGTAAGTCCATCTGCAATTGAACCACCATTTCCTGCTGCAACACTACCTGATTGTGCATTTTTTGATCTGGTTATATTAATCTTTTTACTTCGATTATAAGTTTTTAATTTTGATTTAATTTTTGTTTTAGTAAGAGTTACATTTAATGTTTTATTATTATTACCAGTTACATCAAACACAGAAATTTGATCACTTCCATATGAAAAAGAATCATTTGAAATTGTGAGAGGAGCACCATCAGATGTGGTAAACATTGAATATCTTTCTTGATCAAAAGTTTCAAATATCACATCAGACACATCTGTAATATCACTATCTGCAATTGTTACTGAATTACCAGATGCAACTTTAGAAACTTGTTTTGTGATTTTTAATGTAGAATCTGATAAATTAATATCTGCTATATTACTGTTTGGTAAAGGTACGAACAAAGATCCTGTTCCCTCTATAAACGGTGCACCAATAAACATTGGAACTGATATTGAATTACCAGTAGCAAGAGCACCTTCATATACACCAGCAACTCCTGTAGTTATTGCCTGAAGTGTTAAATTAGTTCCACCAGCACCAACAGATGCAACTTTGTTATAAGTTTCTGTTGTAAATCCTGGTTTTGCATATCTAACAACAGATCCAACCTTCATGCCTGTAAATACGTTACCTGGTGCGGTAACAGTAGCACCATCAATAACTACATTAACTATGTTATTTGGCAGTCTGAATCTCTCTAATACGGCATCTGCCTTTAATTTGGCACCGTCACCCACAGATTTGATATCTTGTGCTGTATATCCAGTTGCGATTCCAATTGTTCTTGGAAAATCAACACCATTTATTTGTATCTGTTCACCGACATTAAATGATCCTGAAGTTTCATTCAATGAAATAACTGTTGAATTACCACCAGCACCAACGGCAAATCCACTTGCCCCACTACTTTTTCCTTTTACAAATGAACCTTTTGGTAATTGAGTATTACTTACTGCTTGATTTAAAACTAAATCTGTATTTGTTTGAGCATCAAACAATCTTAATTCCCATCTTGTAGAACCAGTTCCGTCATAAGCAGCATCTTCTAAATTAAAGGCATAAACTCGTGCACTACCAATATTAGTTCCAGTAGAGCTAAAGTTATCAAATAATTTTACTGTGCTTCCTTGAACTGCAATACCTTGTGTGACATTATTCAACTTTAAAATATTTCCCATCTCAAAACCAACACCAATATCACTTCTAATCCCAACATCTCTTGGTTTATCAACATCTACAATTGTCGTTCCTGCTTTTTCAATATCATATCCCCTTACATATGCTTCTCCAGAAGATATTTTTAAACACATCAAATCATCTGATGGTGTGTTTTCTTGATCTGTGGTATCACTTTCAAAAAATAATCCACCATTTCCTAAGTTATCATTTAATGAATTAAACAAATTCATTTTAAATGGTTCGACGCTGTAATCACCAGACTCTTCGTAAGTTCTTTCTGCAATCCAATCACGAATTTTGTTGTACTCACTCTTTGGTTGTATTATTTTTAGTATGCCATCATCAAGTCTTAATAACTCAATAAAATTAGTATCATTTTTATCAGTTAATAATTTTTTAGTTAATATTAATTCTATGCTAAGTCTATCAGCACCTGGTGCTGCAAAATTAGTAAATCCTTTTGCATTATCAAATAAGGAATTATCTTCTTTTGCATCTACAATTAATTCATTAATCTGCAATCCAACTCTATATTTTGGATTATTTGAATAATGATCTAATATAATTGTTTGATCGGAAACATTAACAAAAAATCCCCTTACATAATATACTCCCTCAGAAATAAATGCAGCAGATCCAATGGCAGTTGCATCTTCAGAAACTAGTGATGCAAATGGAGTATTAGCATTAATTGTAGTATTACCATATACCACAGATTCGGTTGCACTTAATGTCTCCCCATCCACAAAGGCAGTATATTGTAAATTGTTATCAGCACTTAAGTAAGTTACATATAAAGTTATATTTTCTACATCACCACCATCTGGAAGAGAAACAAATTTTATAACTGCTTCAATTCCTGATTCTGATCCAACTATTCTCTTTCCGATAAAATTATCAATGTATACTGATATATCAATATTGAAATTAGTGCTATTTAACTTTACTGCATTATATTGTGTATCATATGCAATTCCACCAGGTATTACAACTGAACCTTCTTTAAATATATGATCACCAAATTTTTCAATTTGATTCTGTAATATTGATTGTTCCTGTGTTAATTCTCTTGCCTGTACTGGAAAACCAGGTTTGTAAAGAATCCTATGAAAATTTTTCTGATTATCAAAATCATCATAATATGGACTTGTATTTAAATTAATTTTTTGTGACATTTTCTTTAGAATTCCAGAATAATTTTAACGTCTTCTTTTTGTCTGATGTTTCTTTCAACTTTTGTTCGATTATCGATGTAAATTACATCACCAGTCTTTTTATTTATTTCTGGATTAGCTAAACCATTTGTAAACTGAACACCTAAATTAGTCTGTTTACTACCAATTATAGTTGTAATTCCAGAAAAGTTTTCAATAGTAGAGTCAAATGAAACTGCTCCACCTTGACCAAAAATTTTATCACCAGATCCGTCTGTGTTCTCAAAAGATAATACTTTTGATCTTGTAGTTATATTTGTAAAATCAGTATTATCAAAAGAAGTTGGATTCAAATAAGAACTTCTATCTTGAATATATTTCAAAACTTTAGTATCTTTGTCATATGATGATACAATTCCCTTTGCAATACCACCAGTAACAGATTGTGTAATACCAATACCAATTAAAGCATTAAAATCTGTGCTTGCATCTATTGCATCATTTAATTTAATAGAAAATGAAGATGAAAACTGTGAAGTAGTTAATATACCAGAATTTGTAAAGTTTTTTGGATTTTTAATGATTCCTACTTGACCAAAATGAGTATCTGTAGGAAAATCTTTTGTCGAATCATCAAAACGTGAATAAACTAAAACTTTATCAGCACCTAACTCAGTATAGATATCGAATCCGTGACCTTTAGATGGTGGAATTATCGGTATTAATTTTGCACGAGTTGATGGTGTGCCAAGATCTATTAAATCTACCATTCCAAATGTATATCCAGAACCACCAGCAGTAACAATTACATCAGTAATCACACCACCAGTAACAGTTACTAATGCCTTTGCACCACTACCATCACCAAGTATATTACAAACTGTGCTTTGATCCGTATAACCAGTTCCACCAGTTTCAATATATACTTTTCTTATTTGATTTTTATTGATATCAGAATCTCCTGCTTCTCTGATTGACTGTATTTGTGAATCAGTAGTTGTTGACCAATCATTTGGTAAAACAATATATTCAGTTGAATCAAATTTAACGACATCACTTGGGGAAACTGTAAACAAATATTTCCACACATAAGGATCTTGTGTACCAGCTGTGGATGGTTCTAAATCTGTAAATGTTGGTTCATCTAGTGAATCAACACCTTTAGGAGTATCACCAGTACCACCATTACTTAAACAAATGTAAACTTTAAACTCAGATGTTATTACATAATAATTCGTTTTATATAAACTTCCAGTTTGTGAGTTTGGTGCTTTATTTGCCTCTTCACTATAATCATGACGATATATATCGTACTTTGTGTTAGCTGCCCAACTATGTTTTTTTACTACTCTTCTTATATTTGAAGAATTTATTTTTTTTCCGAATAGTGAAGTATCTCTGTAGTGTGTTAGATATTGTTGATTATCGACTGGATTAGATGGCCAAGATGTTGTTCTACCAAAACCAGCTACTGCTGGATTAGGCAATCCTAAAAATACATAGTAAGAATTATTAGAGTCTAAAACAGAATCTACAAAATTACCTGCGTTTGCTATTCTAAATTGATCTGTTACTACCGCTGGCATATTAATAGTTTTTTAGATATTTATACATAATATTTAACATTAATTAATTAGGTGTCAATAATCCACCAGATTTATTGAATGTATCGTTACCACCAGTCCTCTTAAGTGTTGGGAATGTTGATAATCCAGCATCAATAGTTAATCCTGTAACTCCTATTGATACAGGTGATGATGATCTTGTAAACCCACTTATTTTTGCTATGGAATACTTTCCAACTGGTTCCGTCGCAAATCCAACAGCACTTAATCCAGTAGTGGATGTGTTAGATTTTATTAAACAAGTAACAACTCCAACACTACCATCACTTGTGAATGATGCAACGGTGTATACATTATCTATGAATGTTGTTCCAATACCCACAGTATCTGTATCGGTGCCACTATTACTTATAGATATAAGTCCCGAACCAATAGAAGTATCAAAGATATAAATCGGATCCCCAACATTTATTGGATTAAAGTTTGCACCATCTCTATTAAGGGTAAACTTCAATCCTAATTTATTTGATAAGGTTGTTGTTCCGATTCCTGTAATCAAACCAGTGCTTTCCAAAATAGTTAACCCTGAAGTTGTTAAATTTTCAAAGGTGCTTGATTCTATAGGACTCTCTATTAAAACTTGAGGTGCGATGGTATATCCTAAACCTGGATTTGTAATTTGTATATCATATAAAAAATCACCTCCCAAGACTGCAGTAGCAGTTGCTGTTGTTCCTACACCAACACCAATACTTGGTGGAGCAGAAATAGAAACTGTTGGGGCTGATGCATACCCAGAACCAACGTTAGTTATTGTAATTCCACTTACTGTTCCTGAAGAAACAGTTGCAGTTGCAGATGCATTTACAGAGTCAGTTTTGTTTAAATTAGTAATTAATGCATTTATCAACACTGTTCCTTCATCTTCATAATTGAATAAATCTGCATTATCTGTAAATAACACTGTATCTGTAGTAGAAACATCATCAATTATTTTTGCAATCGGTATTATTATAGGTTCTAATTCAGACCTTTTCTTAGAAATTACAACTTTATTAATAGTAACATCATTTTTTTGTTTAATAAGTGTTAAAGGTCTTGAAATTGTTTCACTAATACCTTGATTTCGATATACATTTGTATCTAAAACAGTTGATGTAGTAATACCTGTTATAGTTCGTTCATCTTGTTGCAATATTTGATTACCAGATTCGATTCTTACCTCATCACCTGTTTTTATGTTTGAGTCATCCCCATCACGAATTAACGAGTCTACCCCACCTGTTCCCCTATAAAAGAGAATACTAACATCATCAGCATCATTTTTACCCACTCCAGATTCACCAGATGGTGCTACACTAAAGTTTATAGAAGTTCCACCATTTATGGTATATGCTTTAAGTGGTTCTTGAATGATGCCATTTATAGTGACTAGGAATATATTTTCTATTTCAACACTTTCAGATAGTGTATTACCTGCCTCTACACTAATCAATTCATTATTAAAGTTAAGTGGAAACTTAGTTCTTGTTCCATTTTGAAGTGATTTAATAGAATCAATGTAATCAAATTCACCAAACTGCCACATTGCAAATCTATCCTTATAAACTTGATCGATACTTAGAGTTGATTTAGTTTGAAGAGATCCCATACCCTTTGCAGTCACTAAACCTACTGCTTCAACAACATCACCTTTTCTGAATCCATACCCAGAATTTACAATTTCATATCTTGAAATTTCAAACATTGTTGAACCTATTCCAGTAGTTGCACTTGCACTTACTATTGCATTCACCCTCAAATTATTTCCAGTGTCAGTTGTAGTACCAATACCAAATCTTGAAATACCAGTTACTGACAAATTGGAGTATGATGGTTCAGATACAAATACTTCAGGATCTTTATAATTTGATCCTGCTGATGCAATTGTAAATATTGCTGTTCCACCAACACCTGCAGTTGCAGTTATTTGTGCACCACTTCCAACATTGACACCAACATCCACACTGAATACATCAGGAGTTAATACATCGACCACTGTATTGATACCAGCAACTGGATCAGTTGATCTTGGATATGGATGAACTGTTTTGAAATTATCCCTTGCACATGTGAATCTAATTGAACCAGTTTTAATTCCAACCAGATCATTATCACTCATACCATGATTTGGAGAGGTAATAACTAAAACACCTGTTGTGGGGTTATATTCGGCATTAGTTGCAGTAATATCACCACCAGTATTTTTATCAATACCATTCACATCAGCAGACACAAAACGATGCTCATATCCAAAATCTTCAACAGTTACTCCGATGGACACTATTCCATTATATCCAGATCCAAATGTTAAATTACTAAAATATGGATAAGCATTACCTGATCCAACATAAGCATGAGGAATTGTGCTAACACCAATGTTAACACCAAATATATTTGTTGCTGCTATTGATACGACAGGGAATTTATCTCCTATTGAACCATCAGGGAAGATAGTTGTTGTAACTCCAGCGTGAGGAGCAGCACAAGCAAATTCTAAACCTCCAAGTAATACCACCTCATTTGAATTTTTAAATTTATGTTCGTTAACAGTTTTGACTGTCATTATACCTGTCACTTCATTATAAGTAGCAGTTTGAATTCCTAATGCAGATCCACTATATGCGACTCCAACAACGTTTGTTATCTGTCCTGATGCATTTATAGATGCCTTCACTTTTGCACCTACCAGAGGAGCATAACCTAATCCTGTAACAGTTGATCCAAATGATATAGGGATACCACCTCTTGGTAGATCGTTAAAGTTAATGTTATTATTTGAAATGAATGGAGATCCATCAGATGATGTTATTCCAGAAAATACAACACTTGTAACTCCTGTGGCACCACTACCACTTTCAATAATTTTGAAGTTCTTGCTTGGGTTGAATTCTGTCGATGGTGATTGGAAAATACCATTTATGAATAAAACACCATTTCCTCCACTTACTCCAATTCCAATTGTATTAGCTCCTCCAACTTTTAAAGTAAATGATGATTTTATTCCTGTAAAGCTATCCGAAATATCATCATATATTATATTACTAGTATAATCATTTCTCAAATAAACTCTTCCATTAAAGGATGATCTTGGAAAATCTAAATTACTATCATCCTTTACTCTGTTGGGATTACCTCTAGGTGGATCACTCAAAAATAATTTGCTACCAACTATATTGTAAGTTCCAACAAATCTTTTAACTGTGGCACCACCACTATGAGTAGAATTAGCAGTTCCTACAAATCCTCTCTCAACTTCAACTACATTAAATGTTCCTCCTGTTCCGACAGGACTTCCACTAGTTGTTGCAACCCCCACATTTATGACTTTTAAGAATTCATTATTTATTTTTAAGATATCACTCACTGAGATTGAAGATATCCCACTCAAATTAATGATACTTGTGGTCAATCCAACATTATTATCTACTGAATAAGTTACATTAGTGTCAATTAAGGGAGATTGTACAACATCATCAATTGAAATAAGTGCTTTCTCATTTGTTTTCCCCATTGTAAATTCATGAACATTTCCCTCACCCACACTCATGAATGTGACTGCTGCACCCGATCTTGTAGTTGATATGAAGAATGAGTTTTTATCAACAGTTTTTGCAAATACAGTTGAGGGAAGAATATCAACAGCAGATCCATTTTTATATTGTATAGCAGTCGAACCAACACCAACAAATGAGGATTTAGGGATATAAGATAACTCTTCATTCTCTCTAAAGAAATGATTTGATATTGTGAATTTACCAGTTGATAAATTCAATACAGAAGAATTTGAAGGATTAAATGACTTTGTAAAAATTGGTGTGGAGTTAATATTCAAATCAAACTCTGTTTTTCTAACTCTAACTCCCTCTAAAGCATTGTATTCTTTTACTTCATTAGTTTCTTTTATACCACCATATACCAAATCTAAAGGTGTGTTAATTTTGTCCAATGCATTATAAAAACAATGATTTAATGAAACAACAGTAGATATACCACTTGAATTATCTGGATGAAATTTTAGTTCAAAAATATTTGATGTATAAGACGCACTAAATGTTCCCAACCCTAATGATGGATCATATTCTGAATTATAATTTTTGGTAATTGATAATGAACCAGATCGTTGAACATATGCATCTGTTCCATCATGTATAGCTAGAACTTCATGTAGAGCCTTTGATGATCCTATACTAACTTCAACGACTGATTTTATTGAATTAAATAATTGTGAATTCAAACTAATGATTGTTGAAATACCTGTATTTGTTGATGATAGTCCTGAATATAATGTTGTTCTTTCAGATTCATCTAATTGACCATTTGCCTTAAATCTATAAGTTCCGTTGGTAACTCCAGTTGTGCCGATACCAATCACTTTTGCTTTTAATTTAATATTATTAGAACCTGTTAGATTATTTTCAAAAGTTAAATTTAAGTTATTATTAGATATTGTAGCAGTGATAATTCCTATTTGGTTGGTAGATAATTGATTTGTTTCAGTGTCTATGAATGCTTGTGCAATAAATGAATCATTACTACTATGAGAGACAAAAGTCTCTACTAAATTCATTTCATTAGTATTAGTATTGATTACATTTACTAATGCATGTATTGATTCAAATTCATTTGTGGGAACTGAAATAATATTTGTTGTAACACCTACTTGAATTGTTTTTATGACAGATGTTAAATTAATTGGTCCTATTGATGTTGTTCCAACACCAATGACAGAACTTGTAAAATTAGATGAGAATAATTTCAAATCATAATCAATATCGGAATTTGTATCTGAAGATGGTGAAAATCTAAATGTTTCAATTAACGTATTATTATCTTCAAATAATTTAAAATCAGCAAAATTATTTTCCTTTGAATTTGTAAATCCAATACCCGAATTTATCAATCTACCTTTCTCAAGAAGAATATTAGTATCACCATTACTCAATACTATAAAATCTGAAAATTGTATTCTATTAACTTGAGTGGAATTACTTTCAGTACGAATTAAAATATTATTGAATAATTCATTTTCATTTGGATCAAATTGTAATAAAGTTAGAAAATCGTCAGGATCTCCTTCTAGGTTAGAAAATTCTTGATTTATATTATCAATCACAAGAACATCATTTGTATCACAACTAATATAATTAGATAATCGAATATTATCAAAAACGATCTTTCTAGTCACATTATCATCAGTTACTTCATCGTCTCTTACTGTGTCAATATTTCTTAATTCATCTACCCTTCTTTCATCAATCATATCTAAGGTAATTGATACTTCAGTTGAAGATCCTATGGATATGGTAGATGTAGAAGTTATTCCAGTGTCAGCAAAATTTTTAGTTCCACTTGCATGTAATAAATTATTAACAGGTGTTATGATATTTCTCCATTCCAAAGGACTTTGAACAGAGTATGACATGTTTTGATAATAATCATTATCAGGTATGACCTGAAAATCTTCGTTTAACTTTCCAATGTTATCATTCCACCCAATCCTCTTTGAAATAGAAAAATTAGTTTTTAATCTTCCTTTATTTTCTATAATTTTAGAAACTGTGGATTGACTACCTGAATTTTTTCCTGATATTATATCACCCACATTTAAATCATCTGTACCAAATATTTTTAACTTACTATTAGAAATTTTTAATACTTTTAAATCTGTATTTTTATTATTGACTCTTAATGATTCATCTATATCAAACAAAGATTGATTTTGTGTTACAAAGAATTTAGGATAATCTGCTTCATTTATGATATTTGCAAAAGTTGTCACGATTGTTTTTGCAGTACCTGTATTGGTTGTTCCAAACTCAGAAACATCAATAGTAACTTCCGCAAATCCTGATACATTTGGGTTGAATCCACTAACTTTTAATAAATTAAATCCATAATCTTTAGAATTGAATCCAGAACCAACTCCAGAAATTTTTTCTATACCCTCTATGAAAACTCTATCATTAACCGCAAATGGATTTGATGGGAATTGTGGTTGTGGAGTTGATATCTTACATGTGTAAGAGGATCCTGCGTTAGATTTAACCTCAAGTATTGTGATTCCGTTTGTATTATTTACTGTTTTTAGAGTTACTGTATTTGCTGGCAATCCTATCGGAAGTTCGTCAATATTAACAGATAAAATACTATTTTCAAGCATTACTGGTTCTAAAAATCCACTTTCAATTTTTGAACCACTATCAGAATTAACAATTACAATATCTGGTGCAGTTATATAATCAGATCCACCATTAGTAACACTGACAATACCTAAAGTATTTGAATTAGAAACTTCAATAGTTGAAGCTATCAAACTCTCTGGTTCTAAAGTTTTATCCGAAGAATATTCAAATCCTTCATTAATAACTCTTACAGATTCTACAATTCCAATTGAATTTGATGTTGGTATGATGACAGCATCTTTACCAACAGAAGTTCCCGAAACACCAACAAAATCAGGTATTTTTTTATAACTGGATCCACTTGAAATTATTTTTATTGCCTTGATACCACCTTTTGCTGTTTTTGAATTTGTGTCATATGTTGTATTCGATTCAATATTACTATAAGATAATTTTTCAGGGTTTTCACCTAAAAATAAACTAAAAGATGTATCATTTATCTTACTGATATTATATGAACCACTATATCCACTATCTACAAATATTATTTCTGAATAGTTTTTAACCTCAACATCAGTTGTACTAATTGATCCAGATTTTTCAAGATTATAATATATTTTTTCTGGTAAAGCAGTTCCAAATCCAATCGTTGTTGTTGTTATTGAACCAGTGGTATTCGCAACAGAAACTATGTTAAAAGTAGTAGAAATTCCAGACGATGTAAATTCATTTTTATAATTTTGATCATAGTAAAATTTCAAACTATAATCAGAAACCGAAGAATCAGACAAATCAAATCTTAAGTTATTATTCTTTATAGAAATTAATTGTGGATTAATTAAAGATAGAGATTGTGATGTGCCTCCAGTTGACCCCAAACCAACTATATTTGGTATTAATTTTTTTGAATCTTTAAATGTTTTTGCTAATTTTATATTATCATCATCAACTTTATATACAAAATAATTTTGATTTTGTAATCCTTCTGGAAGTAAATTTGCTGTATATTTGACTTTTTCTCCAGTTTTTAATCCATGATTTAATATATTGATTTTATTTGATAATGTTGATATTCCAGTATTACTAAATGAAATTGGATTAATTAATAAATTACCTGTTTGAGTATCTCTTAATATTCTTACGTGAGTTGATGTTCCAATACCAACAGATAATTTAGGTTTAACTAATAAATCAATAGAATCATTGTTTTCTAAATCATGTGAAGATGCTGTGGTCACAGTTGCTTTCACTCTACTGAGAGTGCATTTTACTTGAGTTAAATCTGTTTCAAATGAATATAAATCACTATCAGCACTATTAATATTTCTAAAGTAAACTTCATTAAAATTATTTCCAATACCTGTTTTTATACCTATTGTGTTGATCGTTTTATTCACAATATAAAGTGAATCACCGTTTGTTAAATTGAATGTAGATGCGGATGTATTTGTAGATACTGCAATTACAGGAGATCCAGATGGTATTGTAAATATTACTTTTTGATTTGTTTTAAATGGATGATTTTCAAGGTATATTTGTTTTGTTGGTACATTTCTTGTTATATTTGCACCAGCAAAGGAGAATGATAATGTATTTTCAGTTCCATCATCAGTTCCCAAACCAACTGTTTGATCTGGATTGAAAAATACTTTTTTGTTGATTATAGAATCAAAGAAAGATATATTTTTATTAAATGTGAATAAATCAGGTAAATAATTTACTTGTGTTCCTTGAGGATGAATTGTTCCAAAAGCAAAACCATCCCTTTGAACAGTTAAAATATTTAAATTATCATAGATATTCAATATTTTTAAAGTTTCAGTTCCTATACCAATACTACTTCCTATAGAAATAGAAGATGGTATGTTCGATACAAATATTTCTGTTGTAAATCCTGCAACTGGTGAAGCAGTCGTTGATGAAATTGTTCTTGAAGCAAAAGTGCTTATTCCAATTTTGTAACTTCCATTCAATGATGATAAATCAGTTGTCAAACCTGATATATTAACTTCATCATTAGTATTAAAAATATGATTATCTGGTGTAATTACTTTTATCTTACCTTCTGACCATAATAATACTGAATTTTCTATTTTTTCAATTACAGAGGTTAAGTTTGTTACTGGTTTTCCCTCTACTTTTGATATTGATGTAATTAAATTGTTATTATTGGTATCCGAATCGAAATTTAACAATTCATCTACTTTATAATCAGATCCACTGTTTAAAATGTCAAATCCTGTGACTGATCCAGATGAAACTGACAATATTTCTATCTTTTGATCTTCAATCTCATTAGTTTCAACAATAAAATCATTATTTGCAAAATTGTCAGATACTTTATATGGGAATGTATTTCTTAATAAATTGCTACCACCAAAATCAAAATTTGTTTGTGAATTGGTTTCAAAATTAAAATCTATCTTTTTAGATCTATATGTGTTTCCTATAAAATATGGAAATATGGGTTTATTGTCACTATCTAAAATTGCATGATATACATATGTTCCATTAGGAAAATCTTTTGTAACTTCATATCTACCATTATGTTCATCCAAATCTCCACTATTTGTAAATGTATAGTCCTCTACAAAAAAACCATCCACAAAATTTGGTCTATCAGTAATATTAGAAGTTAAAAGTTGATACCCAGAAACTAATCTTTTTTTACCAACATTATTACTAGGAGGATTCTCTGGATCATCAAAACCAAAAGGTCCATATATGGGATTTCCGTCATACGCCCATCCAATAATTTCAGAAATTTCTGCACCACCATCATCAAATGGACTTGTAGAATAACCAATAAAACTATATTTTAGTTTATTTTCCGATTCTTCTAGATGTTCAGTAACATCAGTATCATCTTCATTTTTTCCTTTGTTTATAGTAAGTGATCTTACATTAGAATTAAATAATGAATTTTTACCTGCGGGTTTAACATTTATTGATGATGAAGTTGAATATCCAATTCCAGAATTAATGATTATAACTTCTGTTATTTTTTGATTTGATATTACTGGTCTTAATAGTCCTCCAACACCTTTGCCAGTTGAATCTATAACCTCAAGATCAGGAACTGAGAAATATTCTCCTCCACCTGATTGAATTGTAACTTCTGAAATTTCACCATTTTTGATAATAGGTGTTAATGATGCATTTTTACCATTTTTTAAAGTTATTATTGGTCTTTTATGATTATTAACAGTTGTTGAACCATAACCAGTACCAGATTCATAAAGATATAATTGTTCTATCGATCCTCTAACTTTAGGTGTTGCAATTATACTTGTTGTACCAACTCCTACCATATCAAATTCTACAGATACTTTAATTTCTGGAAATTTGAAAGTGTGAGTTCCTGAACCCACAGAATTTAAAGTTACTATCTCACCTCTTTGATAATTTGATAGAATTGTCCCACCAACTCCAGCATTACTTAAACTAAAAGAATTATCATTACTTCCAATAATATAATAACTATTATTCTGATTTAATCCTGAAATGTTTCCAATATATTCTACCAAATCACCGTCATTAAATCCATGATTTATAAAATTAATTGTATTGTTTGATGTTGATATACCTGTTGGTTTAACAATTAATTTTCTATTGGTATAATTTTGACCACCATTTATTACCTTCAAATCTAATAAAGAATTTCTCAACCCAACTTTAAAAATATGATCTCCTAATCCAGTATTAAAACCTAAATTTATGGTTGATATACCAGATGAATAATCTTCATATGTTTCATACAATTTAATTGTTTTTGAATTAACAATTTTAGGATAATAGATTGCATTATTAACTAACTTATTAGTTGCAACACCTACAATTTTTATAGATTCTCGTGAATTTGAATCATAAATTATTTGTTCTCCATCAATAAAATTATGTTCTTCCAAAAATGTAATAGTTTCATTAGATGTATTAATACCACTGCTAACATTATTTGCTATGGGTTCTGTTTTGAAAAATTCTTCCCTAAATCTTGTGCCTATGATTGGTTCTAATATACAACCAGATCCATTACCTCCAGTTATTCCTATTGATACTATTCGATCAACATCAAAATTTTGAGGATCTATAAAAACATCTTCAATTTTACCAGATACAACAGGTTGCACTAATGCAGTTGTGCCAATTCCAGTTGATATTGTAATACTAGGTAGATTTATTACATCATAATCTTCACCAGAATTTAAAACATCAACAGAACTTAATGGTCCAAAATATATTTTATCATTTGATTTATAATTTGTTACTTCAACTCCGTTAATTAATATTCCTGTCTCACCAACAGGTGTTATATCATTTCCCCCATTACCTAAATTTTGATTTAAAGGGAATTTTTTAATTAGTTTTTGAGATCCAATTTCATCTGATCTTTGTGAATATAAAATAAAATTATGAATCCCATCATTCTGATCTCTTGAAACATTAATATTTTTCCCATAATCTAATCCTGAAGGGGATCCATATAATTTAATTTTTCGATCATTATCAAAAACTTCTAGATAATATGAACCTGTTTCTAAACCTACAAGAGAATTTCCATTAGTAAAACTATAAAATATTTTATCTCCAGTTTTAAATGGAACATCAGATCCAAAAACTATTGTTGAAAAAGTTTGTTCATCATCTATAGATCCATCTAACTGCACATCATCAGGATTTGCAAAGTTTGCAGAAATCTTTTTCGTATTTAGTTGTATTTGATTAAAATACTTACCACTTACACTAGAATATGATGGTAATGAATTTGATGCAACATATGCATCTTCATTTCCAATATAAACATTTTGAATATCTGATACTAAATTAGAACCATACTCTATTGGGGCACCAGAACTGTTTGGTTTATTTAATTTTTTCCTTAATTTAAATTTTTCTTTATCCTCTTCAGTTACAAAATCTGAAATGACATCATCACTTAAATCAACTGAATTTGCAGTTTTATTAACATCTACTACACGAATATCATTAGATGATGGTATAATATTATTACTATCTTTTTGAACAATCTCAACAATATCTCCAATCTTCAAACTTGATTGATCAATTATACTACCTAAAGTGTAAGTATTACTAACTTTACCTGTTATGAAATATGAAGAACTAGTATTATAAATCCAAGAATTTGAAAAAGTTTGTTTATATGTTGCATTACTTTCAGGATTTTGAACTTTGTCACCAATATTTTTTACAGAAATTATTTCTCCCTCATCAACATCAATATTTCCCTCTTGCTCAAATTCAGAAATAACTCCAGTCAGTCTTAAAACTACTTTTTTATCTAAATCACCATCCTCAAATCCAAAATAAGTGATATTTGATCGAATATTTTGTATTGGTTGTATTGCACTTGTAATACCTGTACAATTCAAAAATTGATTTACTGTTTTATCAGTGTATGTTATGGTGTTTACACCTGATACAATAGTTCCTGCAGTTCCAAAACCAACTGTCGAATCAACTGATATAACACTTGCCCCAACAGATACATTTTCTATCGATTTCGTATTTGGAACTACAATGAAATCACTTAGGACATCTGAATTATTATCATAACCAATAAATAAACCGATCTTATAATAAGTTGTAATTCCACTAAGTCCAGAATCAGTTCTTTCAAAAGGTTCAATTTCTGATATTGATGCATTTACATCTATATCAAGATCACTTCTGAATAAAGATTGTCCAGTTAATCCTTTAAGTAAAGATTGTCCTTGAAGTTTTCGAGGATTTCCTTCTAAAAGTTCTGCAATACAAATTCTTCTTCGAACATAATTTGCAAATGAAGGTTTTACTAATCTTTCTTCTAAATTAATAATAGTAGGTTTTACACCATATAAAACATTGAACAATATTCTAAATGACTCATCTGTACCCTTTGTTTGGTATAATGATCTTGCTTCACCTATAAATGTTCCTACATCGAGATTGGATTGAAAATCTGTGCCTTCTAATCCTGGTAAAAATGTTTTCTTAAATTTTTTATAAAATTCTTTTAAAAATAATGAACTTAAGTTTTGAACTGTGGATGATACTTCATGCTCTTCTGCAGATGATGAACTGAATACTAAGTCTTCTTTATTTGTATCCGAATGGTAACTGGTAATACCACTAAAACCACGTTCACAACCTGTAAAAGTATTGGTTGTAATTCCAGTATAAGTTATTATCTCATTACCAATCTTTAACAAACCATATTGATTTGGAAATCCCTTGGTACTACTAACTTCTATTGTTTCTGCACCAACAGTAGTAATACCAGATGTAGTGGCACTATCAACTATAACTTCTGGTGTTAAATTATCAACATTAATATATTGTTCTAAATTATCAGAAATATCAGTAGGACCACCTTGATATTCTTGAGAAATGTAATATTGTTTTAAAAAATCAACAGTAAGAGGACTTTCATCCCGAATAAAATTGGGAAGTTGATTAGATAATATATCTTGTATTTTTACTTTACTTATAATCCCTGTTTGTATCATGTCCTAATTATTTTTCCGTTTGGATAACTTGATGAATAGAAATCTCTGGTAAACTGTACTCCAGAAACTTCATCCCCAGATGAAATAACATCTCTTACCATATTTATTGAGCTATTTGAGATGTTAAATGAGACATACAAATCCTTTAACCCCACAACATCATTTGATCTAGGGAATGCTTGTATTTCAACAATATTATTTGGTTTTTCAGTAGATATAAAATTAATCGTAGATAAATTTACCTCACCTTTTTCATAATCTATTGTACCTGCAGTTGAAGAAACATTTTTAATTGTTCCATCAGATAATATTTGAATAATACGTAAAACTCCTGTTGTAAGATCAGAATTTGGCATATCTGATAAGTAAAGTGTTCCTGATGTACCATAAATTGTAAAACCAGTTGATTTTATATTAAATCCATTGGGATCTACATGAAATTTGTTACCAAAACATAATTCATATTGAGAAAATTGATTTGGTACTACTTGTAAGTTGCGACGTATTTTAATTTTAGTTATGTTTGATGTAATAGATTGATCAGTGCCATCAATAACTCCTAAAAGTTTACTATATTTTAATCTTCCACCAAATTGATTTAAATTAATTGATTGTGAATATTTTGTAAGAGAGTTTATAACATTTGTCTTTAAAGAATCAGCTGATGAGGTAAAAGAGTCATTATAATATACATTTGAGTCAATTTCAATGTATAATATTTTAAGATCTACAATTTTTTGATTAATACCTGAAATTGTATATTGCTTTAATTTTGATAAAATTTGATTTTTTGAAAAATCTGATAATAAATCACCATTTTTGGGTTTTATACTGATTACAACTGTTCCAAATTCTGGAGGATCAAGTTCTTCACCACCAATTACTGAAACAGACTCTGTATTTGGATAGATTTTCTTGATTACTGCCTCATAATCTCTTGATGTTACTGCTCGATTCTGTGATGAGTATGTTATAGGTGAAAAATACTTAATTGAATCAATAGATTCAATATTTCCACCATTTTGTGCCTTAACATTCGTTATAATTGATGGAGTCGTAAAATTTATATTAGTATTTCCAGATTTAAATATCCCTGAGAAAGTGAAGAATTGTGCACCATTTCCTTCCTCACCATCTGTTATAATATATTTGACTGTTACTTCATCACCATCCTGATTAACATCATTTCCTAATTTTCTACCAAAAAATCCATCTCCAAATTTTAATTCATATCTTTCATCCTGTATTTCTTTAATTAAGAAAATTTTTGAATTTGAATCAATGTTAATAATATCATCTATTAAATTATATTCTGTGCCACTTCCATCAGATCCAGAGGGTTTGACATGAACAACAATTTTTGATGTGTCAATAAAAGCATTATCTAATATAAATCTTTGATCAAGTGATCCATCATACTTAAATGTCTTTTCAAGATAGGTTCCTTGGTATATATTGATATTTTCAAACTTTGCGACGTTATCTACGACGTTCGCACTTATTGATTCAGTAATTGCAAAGGTATATGTTTCATTATCAACATCACCAGTACACACTATACCAGGTTGTAGGGTAATTGAACTTACATTATTAGTAATACTAACATCAAAGGATATTTGTGCGTTTGCTGCCGTTCTAGATCGTGGTGTATATCCAATATTTCCTGCTAATGATACTACATTTTCTCTCAAAGTGGCAGAATCGAGAAAAGATTCATTCACAACCATATTTGAGTTGAATGCAGAAATATATGTATTGTATGCGAGAGTGTCAATTAAGACAGAAAAGTTTGAACCATCAAAATCAAAGTCTGTAAAGTTAGAATTTGCTCTTAAATAGTCTTTAATTGACGTTTTTATCTGATCGAAATCGAGATTTGTGAAGTTTGAGAAAGGCATATTACCTTGTTGCCTCTAATATAAATGAATATTCCTGAGTTGGGAACTCTTGACCGACAATATCATAAATTACAGTGACTTCAAACTGATTTAAATCAGGTTGTGGGTCAACTTCAACCCTTACATTATCAACTCTTAGCTCAAAATTTTCAATTGAAGTCTTAATTTGCTCCTGAATTTCGTTTGCTGTACCAAAATCAACAAAATCAAAGAGACTTCGGTACACATCTGACCCAAAATCAGGATTAAAAAACTTTTCAGACGGTATAGTTTCAACAACATTACGCACAGATCGACGAATTGCACTCTCATTTTTGAGAATTGGTAAATCTTTTGTGACTGGATGAGGTGAAAACGATAAACTAATGTCTTTAAACGCTCTTGATACCCTTTTGATTGCCATGAACCAAGTTTTATATTTATTTATACCGTTTTTTTAATTATTTTTTTGACTTTCACTTAGAAATAGAGGTTTTTCTTCCTCTTCTTCCTTAAAATATGCATCACCATCATATTCACTGATTAATTTTTTACCAGATTTTTCAAATTCTTCACTTTTATCGACTTTAATAACCATTTTAATACCTTTAATGTCTGTAATAATTTATTTATCCCAACTCTGGTTCAGTATTCTCAATTGCGGTATTTCCTGCTCCAATATTAGTATCAACTGATCTCTCTTTTGATGTTTTCCAAAAATAATTATCTTCTGACCCTAATCCATCACGATCATGACCATTCTCCACCTGATAGTACACGGTTGATACCTTAAAATCAGGAATCTTGGGTGTCTCAGGAGTGATACTGTTGTCATAGATCCTCATTCTGTTGTTTGGATAGAGGCAAAACTGACCATTATCCAATTCAAGGAGGTTATGAGACTTATGTTCGGCAGGTTGTTCACTAGTTGAGTAATCAATCGCATCAACATCAGAGTGATAGTTGTCAAGAGTACATATGTACGTGCCCGTCTGATTGCCATAATCTCTTGTATAGACTTCATAGTGCATTGAACCGATAAACTGCTTCTGAACGGTAACAACTCCATAGTCCATACAGTTCCAAAACTGTAGGTTATGAAGTGTCATATCGGGATCGGGTATCTCTGGAGACGAGAGAAACGCAGAAATCGGCAACTTATCAAACATTGCTGCATACTCAGGTAGATAAGTTTCAAAATAAAAGGCACGACCAGGTATACTCTTTGCAGATACCCAGACTCCTTTGACAAATTCACCGTGACCACTCTTATGGTCGGTTAAGTATTCTTTTCTTACCCATACCTCATATGAGGGTAAGTTTGTAATTAATGTAGACATTGTTAAGTTGTTATAATTATGCTATTAAATGAATTCCCCACTGAAAATTATAATTACTATGAGTTCCATTGTGACTATTCCATCCCATTCCAATTCGAGTTCCTGCCGTAAACTCCCACATGTTAAAATAAGTAACGTTAGCATAATCTTCTGAAGTATGATCCATCACTTCAACATAACTATCAAGTGGTAGATTTCCTCCTCCAGCCGTATATGCCATCACCCATATCTCTCTAGCTGGATTAATGTTAGCATAAGATATATGTGCATTGACACCGTATACTCCAGTAACAGGACAGACGAATGTGTATGCATTCGCTCCTGATGTTGTCCAACCAGTTGTGCCTTTATTAATTTGAGCAGTTGCCTGAAGAATACCAGTATTTGCAACTGTGGTTGTCAATGAACCCACACCACCTAATGTAGTGCTCAGATTAGTTAATAAAATGGGTTTATCGATTGTTCCATCAGCATTTAAGGAAATATTATCTCTCGAACTAGTTATACTTCGAATTGCATTTACTTTTAATGTTGACATTTTTTAACTATTCTCCTACTCTTCATATTTATTCTGAATCTCAGTTGTAAGATCGAGAGGGTTCGGAAGATCACCATCATAAAACTCTTGTGCAAGATCTTCCATCAGATCGCAGTACTCTTCCTCCGTGAGATTCTTACCAAGAACCTCCTGACCTCTTCTTACCTTATATAACTCTTGTTTTTTCATGTCCGACACGAATTCGTGGGTCACACCAAATCTTGAAACCTGCTTCAATTGCATCGAGACAAAACGAGACATCTTCGCCGCACATATCCTGTACCTCACCAGACTCAAAGACCTGCATCTTTGGTGCGAACCATGGATAAGGTAATCCTTCGTGTTCGAATACACCTTTCTTAATTAATAACCATCCGAAACCTGTATAATCTACGGTAAACGGCTTCTTACGTTTTGATATACTTTCGAGTGTTTCGTGATTCATCACACCACCATTGCTACGAAAATCATCTTCTTCCAACCAATGTGCCACCGATGTGGTTCTACCATCTTCGGTGCAATACCATCCTGCAACAATTTCTCTTTGCTCTTCACCTTCTGGGTTAGCATCTAAAACTAACTGAAAGAACTTCTCTGAATTGAAAACAATGTCAGAGTCAATCCATAACTGATAATCATACTCTAACTTACCATCCCATGGAAGTTGTTTTGGTCCTCGAAGAACATTTGCACCAAGACACTTACAACGGGCAAAGTTAACCATTGATGAATAATCCTGTGATATCTGTATACTCCCACCACACTGTACAATATCAAAACATAGTTGTACAAAATTCTTTAAGTATACGTATGATACTCCTCGACCTGGTAAACAAAAAACTATTTTTTTACCTTTTATTATTTCCTTTGCCCTTGCATAATCCCATTCAGGAGCCTTTTGAGCAGGGGGCTTCTTTGCTTTTACTGTAAATCCTTTTGCCATAATAGATTGCGATCAATTCAATTCTAACTTATATAGAACGTTTTGTCAATAAGAAGATTCATATATTGTAGAGTCTTCCACACCTAAATCTTTAACTTCTGTATATGTGATTTCTTCCTTCCAATATGATGTATACAACTTATTCCATATTATATCAAACTCTTCTTCATTTAAATTCTTGAATAGGCATTTATCATTCAAATAAATGTGGTAACTTTTAAGCATCCTTCTTGAGTGTGAGATAGATTCCATCGACATCTAGATTCCATTTTAGCACAATATCCTCATACCAGTCAAGTTCGTTTACAACTTCTTCGGGAATTGTCATATGATATCTATCAGTTACTGGATCAATCTCTACAGTCGAATAAATTTCGTCAAAATTTTTTTTCATTTCATGAAAACCTAGTGGTCGTTTTTATATATGCGAAAATTTTTTTTGACTCATGGAATTTATATCTGTCTTTCGTAACACTTTGTAGACTAGGGGAGTCATGCGATTTTATATAAGGGGGGCATCAACCCCCTTAACTGCTGTATTCACGAACGAATGACTACCTTATGTAACCATTCTCTGATTTGATAAACGCATCAAGTTGTTTGATGTTTAACTCAGGATTGAATGTAAAGTCTCTGTATGACTTATAAGAATCAAAGAAATCAACTCCTGCGATGTGATCGACACCCCACTCAAGGATTTCTGTTACGAAGTCTGCGAAGTCGTCGCATACACATGCCATGTTCTGAAAGTTGTCAACTTCTAAGATTCTTTTGATTACTCTGTCTGTTGGATTCATTTGGGAAAGGGAATTAATTTGCTTATACTATTATTATAATACCCCACCCATACGAATGGGGTAACGAATGGACAGTTGTTAAACCGTCACACTAGGTACATGCTGAGAGGTTTGGAAAATACTACCATACGATCATAAAAGTCAATCGTTGCCGTGGT